CGACCTCAACAGTCAATTCACAAACAGGTTCTTGAAAGAAGAAAAGCACGAAGCCGATGCAATTGCAAAGGCTAACTTTGATTCTCGCGGACCAATGGTTGAACTACAAAAGGCAGTCATCGCTCTCAATCAGCGAATCGACAATGTTGCTACAACCTCAACTACTATTGCAAAGTCCGCTGGACAAGCAACAGTCACCATTCCCGAAACCGCCGAACTTGCAAATATGTCGTGGGACGATGTTCACCGACTTGCTGGTAAAGCGTTGACAGGAGGCGATTATTGATGGCAAGAAATTATGTAAGAACAGTGCAAGACATGGAGCGTTACTACTACGGTGGCGCATCCTCAACCGGCTACACCTACGGAGCAGGTGACATTCTCAAGGCAGACGCGCCTTTGATGTCCTCCACCGCAGGAACTTACCAAGCGATTTATGGTCGCAAAGTTTGGTCACAATTGAACCAAGAGTTTAACGCCTTCTCTATTCTTCCTAAGAAGCCTTGGGAAAGAAGTGGATGGCGTATCCTTACTGGTCGCGCAGACTTTGAGAAGGGTGGCGGAATTGCAGAAAACGGCACTTTGCCGGACACAAGCCGACCGGAGTTCCTCCATGTTGCCGCAAAGCCAAAGACCGTCGCGCACACTTTCGACCTATCGGAAGTTAGCATGTTCTTGTCCGACAAGGATGACGGATTGGGCGATGTTCGACAAGTTCTCAAGGAAGAAATGGGTAAGCACCACGCTGAACATATCAACCGAATGATGCTTGAAGATGTTGACACACCTGCTGGTAATGACTTTGAATCACTTGACCGACTCACATCCGACCCGGACAAGATGACCACAGGAACAAACCACATCAGTGCAACCACCGACCACGATATTTACTCTATCACCCGCGACGGAACAGCAGACTTCCACAGCGCGGAAGTCGATGTTTCCGCTGATTCAACCACCAACCGCAACCTATCCCTCAATCAACTTGATGGATTGTTCCAACAACTTTGGACTCGCGGTGGTAACCCGAAGGTTATGCTCACTGGATACGACACTTTGATGCGCGTTCAGCAACTCCTACAATCCCAACAGCGATTCATGGACAGCAAGCGCGTGACTCCAACCTACAACGGTGTAAAGGGTGTTCCCGGTCTTGAGGCTGGTTTCATCGTCGCAACCTACAACGGTGTGCCAATGATTCCAACAAAGGATATGCCACAAGATGGAGCAGGTTCTCTATCTCGTATGTATTATCTCGACACGGATTACTTGTGGTTCCAAACTGCAATCCCGACACAATACTATGAATCCGGTATCGAAACCGGCGACCCATTCGCGATTAACCGTCTTGGACAAGAAGGACTCTATCGAACTATGGGCGAGATGTGGTGTTCTTTCTTCGGTGCAAGCGGCTCTATCCGCGACTTACAATGAGGTGATTGAAAATGGTAGCAACAACAACAACAACAGAAAAAGGACTTAGTATTAAAGTAGCCGACAGCGATTTTACGCTGGTGGACATTCTTGCAGATATTGACTTGAGAACAGGGACACCTGTTGACGAAACATCTTGGTTGGGTGCATCCTATCCGGGCGACGCTTCGTTGACTTCATCCTTTGGACCTCAACAGACAGACCGAGCAAACAACGGTGGACTACGAATGGTTTCTTTCACGGTGAATGTCGTTCAAGCGGCAACCGTTGAACCTCTATTGTTCTCGGCTGGTGCTTCAAAGATTCTCGGAATTGTCGGTTACGCTTCGGCAACTGCCGCGAAAGACATTACAATCACAATGACGAACACAGGTTTGACAGGTGCAGACGCAACAGTCGCGCCTCTCGCAACAGGTGGTGCATTGCCTTGTCTTATCTTGGATTCCGAATCAGCAAACCAAGTAGTGCAGGTTACTGTGCTACTACTCGGTGCTTGAGGTGATTCTTTCTGCCTACAATAACCTACAAAGGCTCGCGCAAAACAGGCGCAAACATGGGTCGCTTGGGTTGGTGGATATGGGGACAACCGCGAACAGTCACAGCCTCTTGGCTTGATGATAACCGCGCGGCAGTTGATGGGCCGGAGTTTTTGATTGAAGGACATTCTTTCACTACTACGACATTAAGTGACGACTCAACCCCCGATATGACTTGGACAAAGGGCGACATCATGTCTTGGATGGACGATAAGAGTATTCAATACTCTTCTCTAAACACCAAAGCAAACTTGCTCGGTAAGATTGAAGCACACCTCAATACTTCCGAAGAGTCTATAACCGAGGCAGAAGAAGCAGAAACAACAGGAGATGAACAATAATGGCATTTACAAGCGATAACAGACCACACACATTAGGAGACTTATTGGTAATTACCGGAACAGTCGCAAATGGTGACACAAGCACAGACCTTAGCGCGTTTATGAGCGAGATTCTTTTCGCTCAAGTATGCGCTATCAAAGGCGGTGCAGGACCAAACGCTACAACCTCTATCAATGGAACTACTGTGGTTCACGCCGACCCCGGTGTGGCCGCAGGTGGTAAATTGTTTGCAATCGGTAAGAGATAAGGTGATTCACCTTGTCCGATACTAAAGTGTTTGAGTTCACGCCCGAACAGTCGTGCGAAACAGGTGCGGCTGTTGCTGGTGGAGCGCAAAAGGTTCTTGATGATTATACCAACGGCAAAACAGTCGAAGGTGTCACATCATACACTATGCAA